TTCCGATTTTTTTTGAACCTGCTCCATAGATAAATGCGTAGATAAAAGTCTTCGCCTTATCTCTTGATTCCAAACCAGCAGCATTTTGATTTGCTGTGTGTATATCTCCATTAACGACTTCATTTATATATTCCTCATCATTCATGTAGTGTGCTAACATTCTTAGCTCAAGTCCAGATGCATCAACACCTACTAGTTTAAATTGTTTTCTTGGTATCCATAATGCCCTACATTCTTTACCATAAGGAGAGTACACAGCAGGTATCTGAGCCATGTTGGGCGACTGGTGACTCATTCTACCTGTGACTGTACCATTAGTAATCACTTTTCCATGTACTCTCCCATCTTCTCTAATCGCTTCAATCCAAGAACTGACTTGAGCAATCCTTTTCTGTAGCAAGAGAAACTTGTTTATTAATGCAGCCTCTGGAATATTTTTTATTTCAGATAAAACTTTCTCATCAACAATGACATGTCCTTTATCTGTTTTCTTTTTTGGTTTCCAACCTAGCTTCATTAATCGTTCACCTATTTGTTGTCGTGAACCTAAATTAAATTCTTTGTATTTTACTTTTGTAAACGGAACTCCTTTAACATAACCTCTAGCTTTATTGTTTGCTTTAGGTATAAATGTTTCTTCTATCTTTTCTGGTGGAAAAGATTTTCTAACTTCAGTAGTTAATTCATTCATGTCTTCTTGAAACTTAGCTTGTAATCCATATGCATTAACAACATCAATAAGAAATCCATTGTCATGTTGTTTCTGAATTATCTCAGCTACCTTATGTTCTAATTCAATTGACTCACCAAAGTCAGTCATCTTTCTCATTAAAAATTTATAAAGCTTTTCTGTTAATGCAACATCATTACGACAATACTTTAACATGTCATCACTAAGATAATCAAACTGTTCAAACTCTATTTTGTTTTGACCTAGCTTTGTTCCCCAATTTTTTAATGAGTGTCCACCATCTAATATTGGATTAAGTAATCTTGATAATACTAATGTATCTGTAAGTTTACAATTCTTAAATATGTCTGCACCTAAAAACTTTTTAACTACTGGTACATCAAACCCAATAATATTATGTCCAATAAATTCTTTAGTTTGTTTTGCAAACTCTTCAAATCTATTTAAGTTTTTACCTTCTACAAATTGATAGTAAGTATTCTCATGCTTACAAATGATACACCAGATTTTATCTGCTGTCATTGTAGTTTCAATATCAAAGACTACTTTATTAAAGGTCATCTACTTTAACCTCTTTCAATCTACCAGTATCAACATCATATCTTAAATCACAACAAGGTCCTGTGAGCCCAGAAAATCTATTCTTCAATACTCTAACTCTTGTTGTATTTCTAATCTCTGGGTCATCATTCTGTGCATCTCTTTCTAATCCAATAACCATATCACTTAGTTGACCTATACTTGCTGAACCTCTAAGCTGTGATAAAGATGTTGCTGCACCTTCCTCATGTCCTTTACCGTCTGGTCTTCGTAAGTGTGATACAACTATCATTGATACTCCAGTCTCTTGAACTAGTGTTCTTAACCTAGTCATAATCTCATCTAATGCTCTTCGTTCATCACCATGAGATTGGTCTGATACAATAATACTAACATGGTCTATCACTACATACTTACAATCTAAACCTTTAGCTAAGTATCTTACTCTTGAAACTATATTGTCAATAGAGTTAGAACCAAAATGGTCAAACATATAAACTCTACCAGTACCTACCGTTGCATCAAAGTAAGTTTTTAATTCTTCTTTACTTACATGGACATCAGGTAAATGTAATCTTTGATTAGCTTCAATACTCATCAAACCTTTAGAAGTAATGACTGGTGTTTCTTCTAACATAAGTAAACCAATATTATCTTCAGTAGATTTTAACATATGATATACTACTTCTCTCATTACTTGTGTCTTACCTAAACCTGAACCTGCTGTAAATGTAACTAACTCTGCAGGTCTAATACCATATGTTATTTTATTCATACCCTCAAATGGATACTGAACAAATGCTCTTGTTGTTGGTTTAGCTATCTCTTCAAATAAAACATTTGCATTTATAATACCATCAGGTGCATATAACTTAGCATCCCAAAAAGCTTTAGTATAAATTTGAATTTTATTTTTAGTTAAACAATCAGATGCATCTTTATATTCTTGAGGTAAATACATAATCTTACATTTACCTGGACTAAATAATTCTGCAACTTTTAGTGCACCTTCTTGACCATGTTTATCATTATCAAAATTAATAATAACATTATCAAATTGTTCTAGATAATCTAAACTATTTTTAACATCCTTAACTGCTGAAGTAATTCCATTCTTAATACTAACAACAGGTGTGTCATACTTATCAGTCTTAAACATTTGATAAGCTGATAAACAATCTAACTCACCTTCAGTTACTATAATGTATTTACCTTTTGTGAAAAGATGTTCACCAAACAATCCAGAATTTTTTGTATTACCTTGTATACTAAATTCTTTTAGCTTAGTGTATCTAGTTTTTGTGGCTATCTTTGCACCTTGCTTGTCATGATAAGGGTAGTAATGATGTGTTATACTACCAACAGAATCCATCTTAACTGTAACACCATATCGTTTACAGGTATCTTCTTTTAAATTTCTGTCAATGATTTCTGCAAAGTTAGATTCTTTTAGAAAGTCTTTTACTTGATATTCATTTACTCTATTTGTTGTTTCATGATTTGTTTCCATATTGTATTCCCTAATGTACTGCTGACATGAGAAACAATAAGCTGACCCATCTTTGTTTAATGATACTGCATCACTACTTGCACAAAGTGGACATGGTAAATGATATTTAACAAATCCGTTCTTGTCTATGTTTTCCATTGTCGCCCTTTAAAATTTTAGTTATTTGTGAGAGAGCCAGATGGAGGTATCCGACTCTCTCGTAGGAGTTAAGTATAATGACAACTATGAACATTATATCTTGTGGTTTTTTAGACTATTTAAAAATCACTATTAATAGATTCACCGTCAGAAGATGTACCTTCAACTGTGAAATCCTCATTAGGAGTGTACTCAACTAAGTCTAAAACTTGTACTGCTTGTAAGTCTAAACCTTTACCAGTCTTACCTTTGTAATTCCAGTCATAAGATTTATACATTACTTTTACTTTACTGCCGTTACCGACTATCTTATCTAACGGTTTCTTTTCTGCATCAACTAATTGAGGCTGTTGATTTTTATCACCGTTAGCCTTAGATACTTTTCTTTTAAACTTAATGATGTTCTTAATTGTCTCATCATTAATTGTTGTTTCACCAACTGAGAAACCTTGCTTTTGAAATTCAGATGCTGTTGCATCATCAACTGCTAAGTCTATTCTCCACATTGGTTCAAACTTTTCATTGGGTCTAGTTATAGATGCCCAATAAGCTGTTCCTTCTACTATTGCCATAATATATTTCCTTTTATGTTATTTAATTTATTTGACATGACAGAATCTATATCAAATTTTTTCATCCATGTCAACACTATCTGACACTTTTTTTTCACTTTGTTCACTTAATACTTTATCTATTTTCTTAGATAAATCTTGCTTTTTATTTAGTTTAGTTTCTAAGTCATTAATTTTTCTACCCATAGATTGTATATCATCGTTAGCTTGTTCTAATTCAATTAAGATTTTTTTAATTCTTAAATCTTTATCCTTAATTGTTTTAAAGTTTTCTTCCTTCTCTTTAGTTAACTCAACTATTGTATCTTTATACTGTCTAATTAAATCTTTATCAGCCATAACTATATACTGTAACAATCCTCCTTAAATAATTCTTTGATTGGAATAACAACACACTTACTTGCTCGGTAATCTCCTATACATTTAGTGTGTGTCTTTTTATATTTCTTAACTATCTTTTTTAATCTTGATACTCTGAATACTAAAATGCAATGTTCTTTTTTATCTAGTTCCAAAATATGAAACCACCATTTAGCTTCAGTCTTATCAATACCAGATGGGTTTCCCCTGTATTCATATTCAATTGCTATGTTACCTGTCTTTCTCCACCAACTCCTTTCAGTTTTAATTTCAACTTGTTCTTTACCAAGAAGATTTGCTACTCTCTTCTCTCTAATTTGACCATACTTTAAATCAATGTCAAACTTTGATGTATTATTAAACTTCACTATTGCTCACCTGCAAATGAACAAATATATTCTAAAAGAAATTTGTTTAGATTTTTATTTTTAAAATGTTTCTCTGCATTATTCTTTTTAATTTTCTTAATTAATCTTAATACAAAGTCACATTCTAAATCAGCATAGTCACAAGTTAATATAAAGTCTTCATTGTCTTTGTTAAACCATGCATTAGAATCTTCTATTATTCTTTTCTTAACATAACCCCAAGCATGAATGTCTACTCCTAATGCATCTAGAATAACTCTAACAAGAACAGACCTCCATAATAATATCTCAGGTGTTATTTGATAACCAGAAGAATCTCCTAATGGGTTAACAAATGATTCGGTTTTAATTATCATGACTTAATCCTTTTTAATATCTTTTGTAGTGACTGTTTTATTTTTGTCGCTAACCTTTTTAATTTTTTCTTTATACGTTTTAGCATCTATCTCCTCTATCGTTGCTCTTGTTTGTTTAACATCTTTGTTAATGATAATAGCATTCTCTGTAAAATTAATTTTCTTTTTTAATTTTTCTTCATCTTTTACATCTTCATAGTAATCCTCAATTTGTAAATCTAAACTAACGTAAGATTTTTTTAATATATACTTGCTCATAAATTATTTAATGTAGTACTTCCCTTTTATTATGTATCGTTTAGTTTTATATGTTGTATCTATTTCTAATATTCTTAGAGACAAATACTTTTTGATTAGTCTTTGTATTACACCTGGATTAACTTCAGGAAACTTTTCCCTTAATGCTTTTATTAAGTTTCTCTTTTTATAATTATCTTTTTCTATTAAAGAAAATAGTGTACTTGATATTTCTGCTTTAACAGATTTCTCAACAACTGGTTTTTCTTTTTCAAACTTAGAAACATCTATCTTATATTTATTTAATAGAGTATTAAAGTCTTCAGTTGTGCTCCAACTATAACACATCTTAGGCATACTTAGGTTAGCTAACAGCATACCTAATTTTTCTGTCTCCAAGTTATCATATTTATCTAGATATGTAAACACTTCACTATCTAATGGTACATCTTTATATTTTTTAGACTCATCGTACATCATTATCTATACTCCTTTATTATTTCTAGTGCCCTTGCTCGATAAGGCAATCGTTTAATATAACCTTTAAACTCTAAATGTCCTATCATTTGATGAATACTATTCTTAGATTTTACTCCCATGTATTCTTTCATTTCTTTAAATGAAGGCATATAGTTATACTCCTTTTTATATTTCTTTAAGAAATTAAAAAGTTTTACTTGTCTCGGTGTTAGCACATTTTCCTCCAACCATTTATAGTTTTTACCCATTATGATATTTAGCACCTGCTATTCTTAGTTCTCTCTCATACTTAATATCATCTTTAAGATTTTTAATCTCTTCTCTTAAAGCAATATTTTCTTTAACAAGTTTTAATCTAACTTCTTCAGCATGTTTTAAGTCTGCTATCCAGTCATTAGATTTATATTTTAAATTAGTAAACTTAACTTCTAAATCTTTAATCTCTTTTATAAGATTAAAATTATTTTCTGAAAGTTCAGAAGTCCAGTCTAATAATTTAGAGTACTCATCTTTATTTTCTTTGAGATTTTTACTTAACTCTTCTAAGTAAACATCACCATAAGATGTAATATCATTAGTCATTTTTTTCCTCATAGTTGTAGTCTTTCGACTGTTCAAATAAAAAGTATTCATAATCATTATACTCACTATTCTCTTTCATAATGTTAACATAATCGTCAGCACTATGTTTGTTTATGAATTGCTTTTCTAAAATATATCTATCACTAAATTTAAATTTACCCATGACAATATATTTTCTTAATTGATTTTCTTTTTCTTTTTTACCAAATCCAAACATATGATTTCCTCCTTAGTCTGTGTATTGATGTTGTTTAATTTTAATATCTAACTCTAAATGAGTTCCTTCATGAGCATCACATAGTTCTTCTAGCATTGCTATAAATTTTTTGTGGTGCACACCATCAGTTGAATTTAAAGTTAACTTAGTTAAATCATTATCATACTTTTCTTTTTTAGAATTGTACTCTTGACCTATAACTTTTATATTATATTTATCTATATACATTTATATACCTCCTTGTAAAATATTTAATATTATTGATAGTGATAATATTGCTAACAAGATAAACACTACACCAAAGATTGTATGTCTTAGTGAAGGCTCTTGTTCTTTTTTTATTTTCTTATGTCTTCCCATATACCAATCACCAGGTTCATAGTTCCATCGTTTACCATGATGTCCTCTCCAATCAGCATACTTCATTCTTAGTTTAACTATTATTGTTTTTATATTTGTCTTCATATCTTTTCTTTATCACATTTAAAATATTTGTCAAGCATTTTATTGTAAGTTTTTTTCTTTACATATTCCCATGTCTAACAAATTCTGTGCTTGTCTTCCAAACCAACCCTGTAGTTTCCAAGCCATGCCTGTATCAATTAAAAATTGCCAAGCTTTAATTTCATCTTCTGCTTTATCACATCTAATATAACCCTCGCATATTCCAACTGCTTGATGTAGTTCCATTACTAACTCCTTTTGTAGTTTTAATTGTTCATATAATTTATAGTGTTGTAATTCAGACTTATTACTAAATACTTTCCTACCATAAATAGCTTTTTTAATTCTCACTTTTTTCCTCATAATGATTTATTATTTCCTTTGCTGTGTTAATTCTTTTTTCTGTAGTTAAAAAAGGCAACAAAGATTTACAAGCTTCATAGCATTCCTCATTCAAAGCTACCCATGTTTTTTGTGGTTTAGTTATAGTTCCTATAGCTGATACTCTAGGTTTCCTATCATAAATTTTACCACCAAATAATTCATGTAGTATTTTTATTGGTGTGAAATCTGTATTACAAACTTCTATTCTTATTCTTTTATAAGGTTCTTGTTTGTATTGAAGATAACCTTCACCATCTATAAAACCACTTGCCCATTTAATCATGCTATCAATATTGCTTTTTGTATTCATATAATTTTTCTTCCAGTATTTTTGTTATTGCTCTCACAATAGCATCGTCTCTTTGAGACCATGTTGATTTATTATTTTGTTGTATCTCTTTACTCCATACAATCCAGTTATCTAATATTTCTTCCATCATTTCTTCAGTCATTTTTATTTTCCTTATCAGTATATTCGTCATAACATTCCTTTTCTTCATTCCATTTTAATCTAATGTTATCACCAACATAATAGACACCACACAATTGATAGTGTTTAAAGTTTTTCTTTTTAACTTCAATCATACCATCGAACCTAACTATTCTACAACCATCACCAGTCCAATAACCTGACCCATCCTCATCATCTTTTTTTATATTCTCAATAAAAAAATGATTAAGTATTCTATAGTCATGGTCATCACCCTCATGTCCTATATCATCAAGTTGTTGGTCGTTGTATATATGTTGATATTTATATTCATGCTCACCATTCTGCTCATGAAATTCACACATCCAATATTTCATATTTGTTTCCTCCAATCTTTATCAACTAAATAAATTCCATCATATCTTTCTGACCATAATGTTTGATAAGGCTGATTAGTTTCTTCAATCCAATCATCAATCATTTCAACATCTGTCATACACATTCCAGATGAATAATCATCCCAACTTTTTATATTAGCTTTTTTTATAATCCAATCTCTATAAGGTTTATGTTCATTACCAAAGTGTTCATCACTATGATAAAATCCATAATGTTCTACAGTTATGTCAACACTAATTGTTTCTTTTTGTTTTTTCATTTTACTTCCTCCTCTAATTCACTTAACCACTCATCAATTGTTGATGCTACATCATCAGGCATATCTAATAAAACTTCTTCCTTACCATTGCTCCAAGTAATATTAATATTCCAACCTGTTATTCTTAAATCTCCTCTTTCATCTACACTCATTTTACTACCTCCAATATAGGAAAGTTTTTATCATACTCTCTTAGAAAAGTATCTCTCTCATAGTCTAATGTTTCGTACCACTCTTGCTTGTATCCTTCTTCATCTAATCCCCATCTTAAATGTATCTGTATCCAAGTTAGATTACCTTGTTCATCTTTATTAGTATCAATTACTTTGCTCTCACACCAACCGTCTTTGTGTAAATTACTTGACCTAAAACATTCAGCAAGAAATTCACCGTAGTTTGTCATGTTAGCTTCAGTAAATTCTCTTCTTAATTTTTTTGTATCATAGAAAAAACTAACCATTATATTTGTACCTCCGTTTGTTCATTATATATTTCTTCAACTAAGTTCTCATCAATAAAGTATCCATTAGTTTTATCAACAAAGAAATAATAATTTCTTAATGTTTGTTTTACTTCCTCTAAACTTATATCATCATTGTCATAAAACAAATCTGATACATGCTCTCTTACTTCTTCAACTAGGTGCTTGACTTTACCCATTTAATTATATCCTCCCTTGTTATTCTTAAAGCTTTTGATAAACCCCTTGTCATTGGATTGTCCTCATATATTAATTGAGCAACCGTCTTCCTATCATCTGCTGTTTGTTTTCTTTTTTTGTACTTCATATTATACCTCCCATTTCTAAATCAAATTCTAATTTTTCTAATAAGAATTGTTTATCATCTTCCTCATCAATAAACTCATACTCATCAGAATAAAAATCTTTTATCTCATCACCCATTACATCAAAGTCTTGTTTACCTTTTACAATTTCTATTAAGATTTTTATTTCATCAGGTGAAAATGTATCTCTTATTTCTTTAACTGTTTTCATTTTTACTCCTATCAATTCTTGTACTAAAAATATAATCTTTATTTTTGTAATCATATATATCAAACATTATATACTTAGTACCTTTATCATTTGGTCTTAGTATTAAATCATAATCCATTAATGCATCATCAAAATCATTATGACTTAATTGTATATGTTTTGTTTCTAATTTCATATTAACCTCCTATTAAATAATTGTGGCAACATTATGATTAACACCTATGATTTATTAACATAACAGCTATGCAATAATAACATGGTGTATTCTATAAATGTTCTATATTAGATAACAAAAAAATTTGCTAAAGATTATATAGGAATATTTAAGAATATTAATCATATCATCAACATTACAATGTTTAATTATCTCTATAACTTTGTCCAATACTTATTAACATTATCATTGTTATACTCAACAACTTTGTGAACATAACCTCTCTTCATACTCTTCTTACCAAAGTCTTCAGCTTTTTTCTCCTCATCAAATAACATGTTAGTAAACATTCTATATTTCTTATCATCTTTTTTATGTTTAAATAAAACAAAATATAACATCATGTTAACTCCTCTATTCCTTCATCCATTATATCATCAAAAAAACAATCAACCTCTTCATAATTTAATCCTCCGTTATTATGAATTGCAACTGCCTCATCAAGTGTGTTAGCCTCTATGACACACTCTTCTCTTACATGTCTTCTTACATCCCTATAGAATACATATTGTTTTTTCTTATTCATTCTAGTTCACCTCCCATTCCGTCAACATAATTCTCAACATCATCTATAATTTCTGTCATTGTATAGTCTGTTAAGTCTCCACTATTTAATATAATCTCTTTACCATTTTGATTAGTAAGATAAATTCTTATACTATCTAGTGTCCATTTATCTTTATCCATTATATCTCCTCTCTCATTAGTTCAAATGAAAATCTTCCAGTTTGTTTTAAGTAATCAATATCATGTTGAGTTAATGATTGTTGTTTATGTATTACTGGCAACCAAACATCCTCCTGTTTAGTAGTGTAATATAAAACCCTACCCCACTTAACATCTTTTCTTAATACCATATGTATTTTATTATGTTCACTCATTGTTCTCCTCTTGTTTATCTTTTGTACATTTTTTACAAATAGTTCCCTCTTCATAATTATATATTTCATGTCCATAAATATCTTTCAAATATTCATCACCACAACTTATACAAGTCCAACCATTTTCAAAATAATATTTCATTGTTCTCCTTTTGTTCTT